CTGTATAGTGTTGAAAGGGGTCCACCATCACCTGCTGTAGTACCATCATGGGTATGCCCAGTAGATACATGAAAAGCTGCTAAAATAGCATTAAACTCATTATTACTATGAGCTGCTGTTATTGTATCTCCTGTAGTAAAACTTGATTGTCTTGCTGAATAACCTGCCATTATTATCTCCTACCTGCTGCTGCAAATTCTAAACTAAACCCTCTCAATGAGTAGGGTGCTGATGTTTCATCAGACTTTTCTGTAAACTGTACTGCTACCGCAAATCCTGAACCTACGATTGGTTGCCTACTTAAAACAAACTCTGCTCCGCCATAAGCAGATGTTCCATATGTTGCTGATCCATAAATAGCTAAGTCTGCAGTACCTGTAAATGCTATACTATTTGGATTTAACACTTGGTCTGATCCAAAATCATATTCTAGACCTAAGTTAGTGTTTAATGAACCTTCTGGTCTATAATTTAATATAGCTCTATGAAATCTTTTTCTAATACCAGGATCACCCATAGTTAAGTGAGCTGATTTATATCTTGCTTGTAGGCTTAAAGAGCCATCTGAAGCATTAGTAAATGTATTACCTGATTCTTGTTTATATACATACCCATCATAACCACCATGCACTACAAATTCTACATTATTAATATATCCACTATCTGCACAATTAGGTTTAATACCTTTTAAATCTGCAAATTCCCATCTATCTCCTTTAAATACCGCTATAATGCCTGTAGCCTCTGCTTCTGTAGCTGTTTCTGAAAAAAATAATCTATATTGTGTTTTTGATTTTATAACTAAAGAAGTAATAGTAGCTGCGGATGTTAAAGAATTTTGTGCTGTAAATCTTTTTTGTACTGGTCTAGAGATAACTCCTAATTCTACATCACCAATTTTTTCTGTTCCTGCAATAGTCCTTAAACCATCCGCAGCTAAGAAAATAATATCACCGCCTACTTCTTGTATACTTTGCGGAGCAACACAACCTACATTAGTTGTTACTGGTTGCATTTGAAAATCTGCTTGACTGTTTCCTACTATTCTAAATATAGCATTATCACAAAATACATAAAGCTGTTCCCTAAATACTTTTAATCCTGTTATAGTTCCTGTTACAGATATTGAACCTGCACCATTGGCAGCAGTAAAATCACCCTCTGCATAAGGAGCAGAAAATATTAATTTTTGTGTTGCTGCAGACATACCTGCATAAAAAGCATGGTTTCTAAATATCTTTACATATTTAGGATCAGAAGGAGCTCCAGTAGCATTTATGTCTGTTACTGAACTATTATCATACGAAGAAGCATTATTAGCACCATCTGCCCATATTATTTTATCTGTTCCACTCATATTATATGTATCAAAATCATATCTACCTGCATCAGTTCTGCTTGAATCTATCTGAGTAATTGAATCTGTACCTGAAGGAACTTTAAATACTTCAGTACCTCTAGCTGCTATAACTTGATTTTTATAAACAGCAGTCATAAGTAAAGAACCTGTAGTGCTTCCAGAAGTTATTGCATTAGTATTAAATTTAGCAAAACCTGATATACGTCTATATCCACCACCTATATCTGGTTCAAAATTTCTTAATTCCATAGCTTCACCAGGCTCCATCTCAAATTGAGATTTATTAAGCACTAAGCCTCCTTTGCAATTAACTACATATGGTTGCAACATATCTGCCATTAGACTGCAAACATATAATTTTTACGATTTATCAAATCTGTTCTCATTCGTTGTAAACCAAAACTATATTCCTGTAAGTATACTTGAGCTAACTGTGGGTCAGATCGAGTAAGTAATGTATAATAGACAGCTCTTTTGACTATCAAATCGTGGTAACGAGTCGGTACACTAGGCGTATCATCTGACGCAGATAGGTCTGTTGGGGAAGTATAATAATCAAACTCCACAGTATAAGAGCTTTTATCTGGAACAGGTGAGACCCCAAACGTAAGTGCTGAAGTAGAAGCAACAGTTCTATATACATACTGTGGTTCTGCAAAGTGGTCAGGGTTTTGATTTTTATCTGTTCCAACTATTCTGTCTCTCCATTCATCCTCATTTAAATATCTTAATGATTTAGGATGAACATCTTCTTTTACACTAACATTATCTACTAATACTGTAGATGATGCAGTTTCGTTTTTAATTGTTAAATAATGTGCTGTAGCAGAAGCTTCAAATGTAAAACTGTGATAACTAAGATCACCTTCATCATTTGATCCTCCTGCAGAAGTATATGTGCCTGTAGATACATCTGTAGCTAAAGCACTTGTTCCTACTGAGACTGCTAAACTAGGACTTATTGCTGTGCCTGAAGTAGAAGCATTTTTCATAGCAAATGAAACCATATATGTTCTACCTCTAGTTAAAGAAAGTTCTTGGTATACAGCACTAGTACCAGAACCTGCTGCTAAAGATAATGCACCTGAAGAGTATGTAGCACTTCCAGTACCTGAGTTAGATGCAGTCCAATTAGTTATGTTACTTGTAAACTCTCCATTGGTTGTTAGTTCTGTAGGTACTAAAACAAAACTATCCCAATCTATTGTAGAAGCTGCTGTAGTAACTGTATACTCTTGTATACCAGCAGTTAAAGCTTGTGTACCTGAAGCATATAGATAAGACCACTCTACTTCGGAAGTAGCTATATCTCGTATAGATTTATTTACATTTTCTTTTACTGATGTTTGTATTCCTACTGTAGCTGCTGCAGAGCTTAAATCTGCGGATGTAGATAATGTAGGTTCATTTAATTCTGTTAATACGTTATTTACTAGTGTAAGAAATGTAGCCATGTTTTGCCTATGTTGTTAGAGGATTGTATATCAGCTCTACACCTGCTATTGCTGTCACTGTGCTTGCTGTTCCTGCTGTGACTGTTACTTTGTCACCTGCTTCTAATATTAGAAACATATCTGTTAGATTTATATACCCTTCTCCGTCTATAGACTTAGAACCTGTAATAGGGTAGTAGGTAGTAGCTGAAGAGTCATACCACTCTAGCATCGCTGTTTTTGCTGATGCGTTTACATTGCCTACGTTTATAAATCTTACAATCCCTTTAAAATTGTTAGGACAAGTATATACATCTGTCCTGCTTGTATTTCCTGGTGTTGCTGCTGCTGAGATAAATGTTGACTCAGCCATGTTTTAATCTATGGTATATAAACCACCCTATCGCAACATTAATAGGTAATAGGGTTAGAAAAATTGTGTATTCCTGTAGCTTAAAAGAAGCTATTCCTAAATACAAAAAAAGCACCATGAAAATACATAGGCTTATTTTCAATAATTCTATTCCTACTGTTTTAATCACTATTCTACTGTTTCGTTATCTTGAGTAGAAATTTCGATAGTTATAGCTTGTGATTCTGGAATATCAGCGTTCAACATAATTCTTGAACTACCGCATCCTACTAGAAAAACAGAAACTATAAAAACTAAAAATAAATTCTTCATAATTTTTCCTTGTAAAAGGCAGGGGGTACTTAATACCCCCCACCAAAGACATTATCTAGGCATATGTGTCGCCAGACTCAGAGTCACCCATTCCGTCAATGTCAACTAAAACAGCCCATACTCGGACTTTAGAATTAACATTAGCAGTAGCAACAGTTACATCTAGTGTATCTGCTGCTCCATAAGTAACAGCAAGTTCAGCAAGAGCATCTCCAGAAGTCATTTGACCTGCTGAAGTTTGTACAGCCGCAGCAACGTAAGTTACTGTGCCATCGCCTAATGCCAAAGTACCAGTTCCAGTACCTGCAGTAATCACATCGATTCCTGCACTTAGTACAACAGAATTAGCTGGTACGTTAATTGCTTGATAGACATCTCCACTAGTTAAAGCGGTAGATGTGCCATCAATAACAGTTGATTGTGCGTAAGCTTTAGGCACGGCATTAGAAGCCATGTGTCCTACAGTTCCTGCACCAGTTTGTGTTAATGTAGCCATTTATCTTCCCCCTTAATCTAATTTAACATAGGCTTGGGCTATGGATTCAGTTCTAAGAACTTTCCTACCATAGACATGAAGACCACGAACAATGTCAGCGAAAGATTCAGTGTCTCTCACTACTTCTGTTTTTGCAATTTGTGAAGCTGTTGCAACACCGCCTTGGTGTCCAGCTAAAACAATATGCACGTCAGTAGTACTAGCAGCAGGCATGTTGTTAGACTTATAAAGTCTAAAGCCGTTTACTAGTTGAGGAACAACTAAACCATTTCTAACTTGTGAACTATTTTCATTTAAGAAATTAGCATCAAGTAGTTTAGAACTAGTTTGCTGTAGCTCTTCAAAGAATCTTGGAGCAGCTACTGCCCATCTATTGTCTGTAGGAACGTTTTGGTCGTCTAGAAGTCTTCCTAGTCTTGCAAGTACGTTTACAGGGTCAATTTCACTAGTGTCAAAACCTGTGTCGATTGAGTTTGTTGCGTGATCAGCACCATATGTATTTGTTGATGTGACGTTTGATTGAATGTTAGATAGAACTTCACTATCGTAGCTATCTTTAAGTGCATATGCACCTGAAGATGTAGCTAGAGTTTCAAAATTGATGTGTCCTTGTCTTTCCTCAATGTCATCTACTTTAAAAGCAAATGCATTAGCTTTGTCGACTGTTAATTGAATTTCATCGTCAGCTAAGTCTTGAGTATTAACAGAGGAACCTCTAGTATATGCTGAAACTGTGATAGTTGGTTCTTTTATGATTCTAACTGTGTCGCCAAAATTTTCAATTTCTCCGAAATAGTCAGTGTTGGTAATATCCTCAACAACTGAAGCTTTACGGAAGAATTTAAGAACTTTTTGACTATAAATTTCTGGTAAAAAGTTACCAGAAGGCAGGTTAGTATATCCTGCTGCAGTTCCGATAGCCATAATCGAATCCCCTTTCTAGTTAAAGTTAATAAACTAACGGATTCTGCCCTCTCTTCTTGCTAAGTCGATTTCCTTTTCGTACTTTTCAAATTCGTGAGGTTTCATCCGTCTGATTTCCTCAGCACTCCACTCTTTCTTGCCTTTGGCTGGTTCCGACTTCTTTTTAGTAGGAACAAAGTCAGCAGCAGTATTAGTGGCTTGCTTTTTTGATGTACGAGAAATACCTTTATCGGCTTTATATAAATCTATAACTCTAGCAGCCCATTTAGCGTCAGTGTTATTCTTAGTAACTCCATCTGCTATGGAAGGTGGTTGTTCTTCTAGCCAAGTACCAAATTCTTCTTCTGCTTTAATCTGCATAAAATCAGGATGTAGTCTAAGAAGTTCCTGTTCTGCCTTTTCTTTAGTTAGGCGTTGTCGGTCTCCTTGTAAGTCCTTAATCTCATCTTGCAGAGCTTTGGTTTTATTCTCAGCTTGAGAATGAGCCACAGTCTCAATAACATTATATACATCAGGATATTGCTCTCTAAACTGTTCTAGTTCTTCAGGCGTTTTAGGCGGTGTGTATTTAACACCTCCCCCTGATGCTTGTTTTGCCAAATCTAAAAGCTCTTGTTCTTTACCTTTAAACTCTTCTATTTTAGCATCATAATGCTTTTTTAAATCATCATACCTCTTTTTGTAGTCATGTTCAGGTTGTTCTGATTTGGTAGTCTGCTCTACAAAGCTTTCTGATTCTTCCTTAGAAGTAGCTGCTTCTGGAATTTCTTCTTCAGCAGGGTTCGGTTCAGGATCAGGATCGTCTAGCTCTTTTCTGTAAGCCCCTTGATATGGAGCTGGTTCTAAATTTTCTTCTTCCTTTTCTAGTGTTTCTTCGTTCATTTTTACCTCATTGGGGGCTTTACTTTCTCCGTAAAGGTAGCCCATTCAGTTATTAAAGAGACAGGGTTGCTTTCGCAAGTAGCTGTCAACTAAGTGTTGGGTCTTTCACCAACTGACATAAGACCCCTGTTGTTCATCGTTTCGAGAACATTAGGACCTATATATTCTGTTAA